CTTCGTTATTCGTATTATGTTTTGCATAAAGATTCTCCTCCGTTGTTTCACACTCGTGTTTCAGCTTTATGTTATGGAGATGACAATGTAATGAATGTTTCACCTGAAGAAGAAGTTTTTACTCATACGAACATTGCCGCTGTTTTAGCGGAGGCCGGTATCACGTACACCATGGCCGATAAGACCTCTGAATCTGTCCCTCTTATTAGTATTGATGAGGTGAATTTTCTTAAGAGAGGTTTTCGATACGAACCAGCACTTGATAGGCATGTAGCCCCTATCGAAGAAGCGTCAATTTCAAAATTGCTACATAACATTAAAGGTAACGGAGCTCCTGTGGAGGAAGTTGCCTTGGGGGCCTTGCAAACAGCCAACCGTGAGTATTTTTTACACGGCTCTGACGTTTTCAGCAAGCGACACCCCGAGCTAGAACAAGTTGGTAGACGCCATTTTGGCGCTATGTTCTCGCTGCCAAATTGGGTTGAACTCACTAACGATTTCTTGAATGAAACGTCAGTGTCAGCTATGCCCATGTCGGATGACGATGATATTTTATTGTCCCCCCAATCGGGTGAGGAACTTCGTCTATTGGCAGCTGCTGTTGCTGTCTCAAAGAACAAAATTAGAGTTAACACCAATTTATCTCTTGGTCCTATTGTTCTTGGTGAGATTGATGTTATTAAACACATTACAAGCAACATTTTGGTCATTATGGAAGTTAAGGAGAGTCCAAAATATGCCCACAAGGCTCGCAAACAAATTAAAAAGTATGGTCAGATTTTAGACCTACTAAATCATCCTTGTATTATGTTCACGTGTTGCGGAGGCGATGCGCAGCTAGTTGGTGTCACTGAGAATTTCATGAAGACAGCTGCACGTAACATGGACACATGGCTTACAGTAGAGTCCTACTTGTGCAATGAATTACAGATTCACATCGAGGATCTTATGTAGGGTAAGCCCCGCTCCCATGGGAGGAGCTTTACAAATATCCCCCCTCGCGTCGAACGACACGCGAGTTATAATGCTAAATCGTTCACTAGACCAGATAATAACGCACGGC